CACGGTCACGGTTGATGCGGACGAGATCGAGAAGAACACCGTTGACCAGAACTCGGCTTCCAACGCCGACCACGAGCTGATCTTCATCGGCTACATCTACACCTGAGCATAAGGGGGTGTCATGGCAGATATTACCGTACTCAAGCAATACCTTGGACTCGGGGATACGACCGACCGTGACACCCTCCTTGGATCTCTTGCCGATGCCGCCATTGGGGCAATCTCCAATGAACTGGGCTACTCGGTTGCCAGCCATTCCGTCACTCAGCAGTCGGTAGGTCATACGCAAATAGCCTTCACTGACCTGCCAGCCACTAGTTTGGTGGTCAAGTATCGTGAGGATCTGACTGATACGGATGGAACCGATGATGTGACGCTCACGGCTTGGCTGGACTACTACCTGTTCCCGCACCATATCGAATTGAAGTCCTATCGTGGCGCTGACCCGCATATCATCCTCTCGTACAACGCCGGATGGTCAACCTTGCCCGAGCCTATTGAGCAAGCAGTACGTCTTTATGTTGCCTATGCCCTGAGATTGACTGCTCAGCTCCAACCGGGGGAGATTCCCGACACCAGGCTCCCGCGTGAGTGCCAGCAGTTGATCGAGCCGTACAAGCCTCTCCAACTTCCATGATCGGGATTGAGATTGAGGGAATGGCTGAGCTCAATAAGGTACTCATAAGCATGGCGAAGGAGTATCCCAACGCCGTCTATCGTGGCTGTGTCGATACTGGGCTGAGGATTGAGCGTGAGGCGAAGAAGAACGAGACAGCAGTAGATACGGGCAATCTCCGTTCTTCTATTTCCACACATCCCAACAAGGAAGAGAAGACGGTCATGGTGACGGCCGGCGGTTCCGCAGGAACAGGCGCAGGGCAGTTGAAAGATGTCAACTATGCCGTGTATCAGGAGTTTGGCACTCGCTACATGCCGGGGCTGTTCTTCATGACCCATGCTGCCGAGGTTGGGTTCCGTCTCCTGCCCGATTACGTCAAGAAGCGCATCGACGCAGAGGTCAAGTAATGGCAACCGACAAAGTGGACGCCGTTATCGTTGAACTGAAGAAGGCCACTGTCTACGGCAAGCGGGTCTATCGTGGCTGGCCCCCTGTGGCTGCGCTAGAGCCCTGCTGTGGGGTACAAGAGACAGAAGCGGGTATTCCTACCATCGACCGCGCTCTTGCCCGCTGGAACGTCCAGATCGACTCATGGTGCAAATCCTCGCCAGACATCGTGGCGTGTAAGGCTGCAATCAAGGTTGTTGCTGACACCTATCATAGCCCGGTAACTCACCGCTGCATTCCTGAAAGCGGGAAGACTCACATCGTCAGCACGCTCGACGTGCTCGGAGGCTCATAATGGCAATCACTTCTCTGGAAACCAACATCGCCGTTGCGCGGATAGCCGACGTCGCTTTCAAGGTTGCAGGTGGTTCACAGACGGACTTGGCAGAGGCAACGGACATCTCGGCTAATGCGGAATGGGATTCAGCAGAGGGCAAGGGAGAGGGCGCTATCGTTGCAATCAGCACCAAGCTGACCAAGGCGACCATCACCTTTGGGACGCTGAACCTCTCCACCACCAACCTGGCACTCCTGACGGGCAATACCGCTCCCTCGCTTGGGGCTACCGCTACCCCGAACTTCGTCCAGACAACCGAGTTCAAGGTCACGGCGGTTGCTCCCTACTTCGCAATCGGGGTCAAGTCTACGGACATTACAGGGATTGGGACGCTGGAAGCGACTGAGGCTCTCCCCGCTGACTGCATCGTCATCTTCCCCAAGTGCAAGATCACGAAGATTGACGACATCCTGCCCTCGGTTGATGGATTTGCCACAGTCAAGGTGACGGCTACGGCAATCTCGTCTTCCGACGTTCTGTTCAAGTTCGTTGAGAACCAGACGACTGCTGCAATCTCCCTGTAATGACGGTAGACGAGTACAGACTGAGAACGGTTGACCTGACATTCCCCTCGGGGCTGGTATTGACCATCCAGCCCCCGAAGGTGAAGGCCATGATGGACGCCGCATCATCCACGAGTGAGCCAGCCGAAGTCCTGGCTAAGCTCCTGAAGATGGTCGAGGCGCGGTTCCCTGAGGGATTCACGCTGGATGACATCTCCGACCCGAAGGACTGGGCGTACTTGCAGGAGTGGATAGGCGGTTTTTTTCAGGCAGCAGTTCCGGGATCACTCCCGAAGTCGAGCAGCTCCTCAAGCAACGCTATCTCACTACAGGGCAGTGGCCCCACGACTTCCTAGACATCGACTTCGCTCAGTGGATGTTCGACATCGCCGTGTTGGGCGGTGCGGCTGAAAAGGAACGAGCGGAAGCAATCAGGGCTGAATCCATCAAGCGATTGAAGGCAAGGGGGCGGTAATGGATCTCAAGGAACTCATACTGAGGATCAAGGGAGACCCGAAGGGTGCGGTCTCTGCCCTCGATTCCGTCCAGCAAGCCACGCACAAGTTTGGGAGCATCGTCAAGACCATCATTGCCGGGGCCGCGGTCGCTGCTGTTGTCTCCTTTGGCAAGGCGTGTATCAACGCAGCGGGAGAGGCGCAGCAGGGAGAAGTCCTTTTGAGGGCTTCCCTTGGCAACGTTAAGGGTATGACCGATGCTGCCAAAGACTCAGCCGTAGCATGGGTCAATGAGATGGAGGCCAGCAAGTCGTTTGACGATGCTGAGATTTCAGCAGCCTTGCAGCGGGTCATCGTCAAGACGGGAGACCTTACCAAGTCGCAGGAGTACGTCTCGATTGCGATGGAGGTGGCGCGGAACAAAGGGATCGACCTTTCCTCTGCCACAACCTTGCTGGAACAGGCATATAACGGTTCTGCCCGTGGTCTCAAACAGTTCGGGGTCGAGGTCAAAGAGGGCGCAACGGGCATGGATTATCTCCATGCGATCCAGGTCAAGGTCAAGGGGTCGGGCGATGCGTGGAGTCAGACACTTGAAGGGCAGCGGACGGCGTTCAAGACTACCTTCGGCAACTTTCAAGAGTCGGTTGGCGGTGTTCTCATGCCTCTTGCGACCAAGTTCATGGACGTGCTCATGCCCTATCTGAAACAGGCTATGAGCTGGATCACGGATCATATGCCTCAGATCCAGCAGGTTATCACTTCTGTAGTCCAGGGAATCGGCAAGGCGTTCGAGATCGGCAGCAAGGTCATCAATGGAGTAGTGGACACGATCAAGTGGATCATTGACCACGCCAAGCAAGCCATTGATTGGGTTAAGGGCGTGCAGGGTGCTTCGGACGCCGCTCTCGGTTCCAAAGGGGACATCCTCTCGGGCGGTCGGTATGCGTCCGGCATGGTCAGTCCCGTTCCTCATGCCTCAGGCGGTTGGGTCGGGCTACACGGCCCCGAGATTGCACTCGTTGGAGAGAAGGGGCCGGAGTACATCACTCCTGCCGGACAGACGGGCGGTAATGATTTGCTCCTGAGAGGCATTGCAGACAGGCTGGACACGCTCATTCGGGTCAGTGCGGGGATCCCTTCAGGGGTCGGTAACGCCCTGAACGGGCTAGGGAGATAGCATGAGCCTCATTCTGAGATACACCAGCGGTTCAACCTATACCCTTGTCGCTGAGCTGGTAGGGCAGGAGTACGGGCAAGAGCTGGCCTATGCCTATCACATCCCTGGGAGCGACTCATCTCTTGTTGCAGGGAATGGATTGAGCCTGTCGAAAATCACCATCAAGGGGATGGTGGAGACAAAGACTGCCGTGGACTGGCAGCACATCAACGGTATCTCGCTCGACTCTGGTACTTCCTATCAGACGGTCGTGTTCTCTAGTGTCGATTGGCAGGATGACCGATGGTCGAGCATCTACCCGTTTACCCTGACTCTTGTGGCATACGTCCAGAGGGTTGGAGCGTCTGTCCGTATTCCTCTTGCTGACGCCTCCCCTGCCTACAAGTGGGGGGCGCAGTCTCTGACTCTCGTAGCCCATGGCGGGAACGCGAACGCTTCACCCAAGATCACGCTCCTGCCGCCGCTCCTGCACTTCCCGCTCAGTCAATCTCTTGCTTCCTATGAAGGCACTGGGATAACCTTCACGAGGGCAGCTGCGAAGACGCACGGCGGTATCAGCTACGGCATCAACACCCCCGCCTACGACAATGGGCTGTATCTCGCCTCTGATACGTCAACCGATGTCGGCAAGCTGACCTTCACCACAGCCACAGTCCGCTCCATCAGCATGCAGGTCAAGAAGACCTATGCAGCGGGCGGGGATCACCTCACCGTCTGGACGGCGGCGAAGAACAAGCTGACCATCGACTGTCAGGCGGGGACGGATACCATCAGCTGGACGGACGATACCACGACGGTCACGGCAACCTTCCCCTCCAGCGATTGGGACGCTGGAACGCTCATCGACATCGTAGTCATTGACGGAGCTTCTCATGCCGTCACACTTGCGGTTCACGCAGCGGGCGGGGCGTGGGAAGTCCACACGGGTACTCTCGCAGCCATCGAGTGGCCGGAGCTCACCTTAGGGCCGCTGGAAGGCAGTATTGCCAACCTGACTGAGTTCGATTACGCCCTGACCTCTGCCGAGTACCAGGCGCTGGTCTATTCTCTTGCGCCCTGGCAGTTCAACACCTTGCGGATCCCCTTGAGGTACGCGGGAACCACGGTCAAGGACGGACAGACCCTTGTCATCGCAGGGAGCGACCACAGCGGATTGCTCGGGGGTTCGGACGTGGCAGTAGGCGCTGCTAACGTGACGCTCACAGAGGCGGGCGGGGTTAGTTGCAGATGGTACGCTGAGCTGGCAAGGATGGATACACCTTGAAGACCTATACCCTGAGGCCGACAGCAGACAAGACCGTCACGTACTGGACGGGTTCGTATGCTTCGGTCGATGAAGCGGTCGAGGACACGGGCGACTACCTTGTTGAGAACACGGACAACGCCACGAACAAGGTTCTGCTGTCCTTCTCTCCCTCAACTCTTCAGAAGAAGGGGACCATCGTCAGCGTCAAACTCTCCATGCGGGCGCAGAGCAGCGGCGATTCTTCTCTCCGTTGGCTGGTTGGGGCTTCCTATGGGGATGCTGGTGCGTGGACGATCGCCGCATCGGATACGACCTATGAGAGCGCTGCGCTGACCACAAATCCCGCAACGGGCGTGGCATGGACATGGGCCGACCTGGAGGCTGCGGGAGACGGAATCGGTTGGCGTACCTGGATGAAGGGGTCGACGTTCCCCAAGGTCTACCAGATGTGGATCACCGTTGTTGCTATCCCTCCCTATACCGATGCCATCAACGTCAACTCGGCGGGCGGCGGGTATGCAGTCTTGGACTGTGTCATCAACGCCGACGCTTCGACATTGGCCAAGGCGCAGTTCCAGATAGATGACGCAAATGACTTTGCGACGCCCCTTGCCGACACAGGATTGATCGACGCGACGGAAGAAGCGGAAGACCCGAAGAGCATGACTGTTGCCTGGAGTCCTGCGACGGCTGGAACCTATTATGCAAGGTTCGGGGCAAGGGCGGCTGATGAAGCCTCCGTGACCTGGACGCCCGCGCTGGAATTGACCGTGACCTTCCCGACGATCGACTCTATCACCGTGAGTCAGTCTGCCGAACATGCCACGGTCACAGTCGCTATTACGGACTCGTACTCGCACCCTCCGACTGTCACCGTGTATGTTGATGGTCAGGCAGTCGTGGCAGAGGTGACCGACAAGACCCCTGACTCCTATGTCTACGTGGCACACGCGGATGTCAGCAGGGGAGAGCACACGCTGAGTGTCCAGGTGAACAACATCTGGGCGGTCGTTATCTCCGATGAGCAGACATTCACCTCATCGTATGACCTCCATGAGACTTCCGCGAAGGTCTACTGGGGTGACAAGCTCGTCAACGCGTGGGGCTTCCAGTGGACGGACGTTCCCCTGCCCGATGTGCCTTCCTGTTCCTTCGATTCGGACGAGGAAATCACCGGGCAGGTTCAGGTGGTGCTTCGCCGGAGAGGGTACGAGGCGCGGACGTACAAGGTCACACGGCACTCCAAGTCTGGCAACGGCTGGCATATGGAATGTGACGGGGTAGAGAAAGCGCAACTAAACGCCATCCTGAATCTCTCCGTGAAGGGCGCGACAGCAGAAGAACTGATGCAACAGGCGATGGGGAACATTGCGCCCGCTGCGGACTACTCCCTGCTCATGCCCCAGTGGTTCTATGGGCAGACGTACAACTGTCGCGCATCTGAACTGGTTGACCAACTCTTGATCCAGTCCGGCGTCATGGCGTGGCTGTCAGCGGGAAGGTGGAATGCCGCTTCGATCGACGCGCCCGCTACCGCTCCTCTGGCATGGGGCAAGGCTGAGCCGGAAGTAGGGTACGAGGCTGACGATACCATCTACAACCGCGTCAGGGCGCATTATTCCATAGCGCAGTATCCAGTACCAGCGACTGCTCTCACAGAAAAAGATGCTGCCAACTGGACCGGCACGATCACCGATGTCGCCTTGACTGATAATCTCCTGTCCGCTCCCTCGGGCGCGTGGTACATGCTCAGGGCGAATGGGAACGTCTCGAGGACTGGGTTGTCCATCGACCTCGCGCCTTTCGACAGGTTCAAGCTGAACTGGCTCCCTGAGACAGCAACCACGCTCGCTATCAAACTGAAGCAGGACGGCTCCAACTATCTCAGCTACACCCGCACGTTCGCGGGGGGGCAGGGGTCAGGATTCATCGCCACTGGCGCGAGCGCATCTTCTACGGCCTTGTATACCGTGACCGCTTCCATCCGTCCTGTCTTGATTCAAGGGTACATGACCCAGCCCTGTTCCGTCGTAGTGGTGTTGAAGAAGTCCGGGGCGACCATCCTGACATGCGCCTCCGTCCAGACGGTCGGGGCTGAGAACCATTGGCAGGTCTCCATCCCGGCAAGCATCTACCAGGCCGACAACATCACGACGATGGAGCTGACGTTTAGCGGTCTTTACCCGGTCAACTCTGGCTACGGCGTGTCCTGCACACAACTCCTGATTGACGAGTACAAGCAGGTGGCGACCATCACAGGCACGACTCGGCAAATCAACTACCGGGCAACTCTGTCCTGTAGTATGCCTGTTCAGTCCCATGACGTGTACGCCAACTACGAGGAGTGGGGGTTTGCGGGCAAGCTTGGCAAAGTCCCTACGGTGGCAGAGGGCGAGCAATGGGATCTGATGATGGTGGGCGGCTCCATCAACTGCAGGATCTATGACTACACAGCAGTTGGGGGGTTACGGTCCGTCACCAAAGTAGTGCCTGTCTATGTCACCATCCTGGGCGATGACATTTGGGTAGGGTCGCACATTGGGACAGACCCCGGATATGCCGGGGCGGATGGACAGATTGCCACAGTTTCAGGGGGAAACGCCTCTGCCATTCTGGTCAAGTTCCAGATTGCGTCCACGTCTACCCTCTCATGGGTCATCTCGCGGTATGAATGGGCTTCAACGTACAACCTGTGGGACATTATCGACATTCCCTTGACCTCATTCGCCCCAACAGGCACGACGCGCACAGTTACCTCTATTGAACTGACCTGTGCGAACATCAACGAGCTGGACGCGCTTCAACTTGCGGCCTCCAATCCTCTCGATCAGGTCGTGGAAGCAGTCACGGGCGCGGGTGACATCCTCTATCCCGATGAAGCCACAGGATTTAACTCACGAGAGGGCGCACAGGCGTGGGCTGACGGGATGCTGGCAAGAGTCAGTGTGGCACGTCCTTCCTATACGAAAACCTTGCCCATGAACGAGGACGTGTCACTCGGAGAATGGGTCAACTGCGACGGCACACCGCTACAGGTGAGAGCAATCGCAGGGAACATGGATGCGGGAACCATCACGGTAGCGGCTGGGGCAGACCAACAGACACTTGCGGCGACATTACAGGCGCAGTCCAAGATGTTAGACGAGCTTAAGCGGAGGTAGACAATGGCAATCGCAGAAACAGATCTGATTTGGAGATTATCGGGCGGGGCGGCGAACGAGGATCCTGCCGCAGCACTTGGCGGGGCAATGAGTACCGCAGCCGGGGGGATCATCACGAAGACGAAGACGTTTAACAGCATCTTCGATGACATCTCGGGCGCGGAAGCTGCTGCGGGGGACGTGGAGTATCGCTGCATCTACATCCACAACGAGCACGGTTCCCTGTCTCTGACCTCAGCAAAGGTGTGGATCGAGACGAACACCGCCAACGCCAAGGACATGATTGACATTGCCCTTGATGCGGCGGGGAAAGATGGAACAGCAGACACCATCGCAACAGAAGCGGCAGCTCCCGACCCTGCTGTGACCTTTGCCCATGACTGTATCGCCTATGCCACGGGTCTTGCTCTCGGAGACTTGGCAGCGGGCGAAGGGTACGCAATCTGGATTCGGAGAACCATCACGGCGGGCATGACCGCTGACGATGACGAGTTCTTCACGCTCAAGGTACAGGGAGACACCGCTGCCTGATGCTCGGACACTCGTTCGGCAAGCATAGTTTCCTGAAGTCGGCGGCTGTTGCTCTTAGCGCAGTCGCCGCTCAGGTCATATCCGCTTTCAAGTCGAGGGCGGTGATTGCCGCACAGGTTATTTCAGCGTTCAAGTCTCGCATCATCGTGGCGGGACAAGTCATCTCTGCCTTCAAGAGCAGGGTTGTTGTAGCGGCTCAGACTATCAGCGCTTTCAAGGCAAGGGCGGTCATTTCAGCGCAAGCCATATCTGCCTACGTCTCGCGGGCGTTCATCTCTGCCACGGTCATCAGCGCCTTCAAAACGAGGGTTCTTGTTGATGCCCTGCTGAGTAGCGCGTACAAGGCACGGGCAGTCATCTCTGCTCAGGTGATTTCAGCCTACAAGTCCGTCCAGCAGATGAGCGCCACGCTGGTCTCTGCGTACAAGAGCGTACAGCAGATGTCCGCGCAAGTTATCAGCGCGTTCAAGGCGGGCGGTATCGTAGCCGTCCAAGTTATCTCTGCCTATGCCTCCAAGGTCATCATATCGGCTCAGGTGATTGCGGCGCACAAGGCTCGGGCAATCATCGCGGCAACTGTCATCTCAGCATACAAGGCGCGAGAGTTCATCACCGCAACCCTTATCTCAGCCTACAAGTCAGGCGGGCAAGTCGCGGCTGCGGTCATCTCGGCGTACAAGTCGGCAGAGGTTGTGACTGCCCAAGCCATTTCAGCGTTCAAGTCCAGGGCGATTGTGGCGGCTCAGGCGATCAGCGCGTTCAAGGCAAGAGCGTTCATCTCAGCCACCATCATCAGCGCATACAAGGCAGCGGGAGTCATTTATACAACTCTCGTCTCAGCATACAAGCAAACGCTGGCAGCGACCTCTTCCCTTATCTCTGCCTTCCGTACCCTGTTCTGGATTATCCCGAGGGCGCTTTCATCGCATGACCTGAAAGCAACGCTCTCCATCTCCAATCTTCGTATCCCCTCACTCGTTGCAGTAAGCGCAACAACTGTCCTGCCGACCGTCAATCTCGCTACCAGCCTGTCGGCACATGACCTGATAAGCATCCTGGAGGCGTCACATGGCTGAGTTCCGATTTGTCAGAGGGGACAGGTACGCGCTCACCTGTCCGCTCACGAAAGACGGCGTAGCGTTCGACCTGACTGCTGGCGGGCCGTGGACAACTGTGGCTACGTTGGCTCAGGGAGATACCGCTAAGGCAATCACAGAAGCGGAATCCCTGGTCAAGACCACTCTCACCGTCCAGAACACCACGACAGGGTGTACGGTGACGATTTGCAACAGCACCCTGCTTACGGAGGGGGTTTACTCCCTGGAAGTGCGGACAACCAACGGCACGCTCTGCTACACATGGCCAGCATGGACTTTACGCGTCATCGAGCCTGTAAGGATTTAGCATGAACCACGCCAACTTCGCTGAAACAACCTTAGCGGCCGCTATCACCGATACGTCCGGCACGGCAATCACCGTTACATCTGGCGCTTCTTTCCCTGCCGCTCCCTTCATCATCAGCATCGGAACGGAAGCCCTGAGCGTGACAAGTAAGGGCGCGGGTACAGATTGGACGGTCACAAGGGGCTATGAGGGGTCAACTGCTGCAACACATCTCAATGGGGCGGCAATCTATCACGATTGGAGCGCGGGAGAGGCAGACAGCGCAGCGAGAGCCTTCGTCACTGTCCATCAAGCCTCCCACCCCTTCGCGGCGGGCGATGTCATCTATTGTAGCGGAGCCAATACCTATGCCAAAGCGAAGGCAGACGATGCCGCGACTGCTGATGTGGTAGGGGTCGTTTCCGAAGATGTGGGGACGGACGACTTCACCTTCTGCATGGGGGGTGTGATGACCACAGGCGTTCCCGCTGTTGCCGCTGGTACGGTCTTGTTCCTCTCTGACGCTACGGCAGGACTCTTGACCGCAACTGAGCCTACAACGGTCGGGCATATTAGTTTGCCTGTCGCCATTGTGACCGAAAATGCCGTCTCCATGATTGTGTACTCGTGGCGAGGGGCAGAGATTGGAACAGCAGGTGCTGGCCCCGTTGTTGAGTCCTTCACCACGGCCATGACGCAGGCCAACTTCCTGACGATGGTTGCCGATATGTCCATCGATGTCATCGAGATGCAGGGGGGGGCGTATCAGGATTGGCACGCCGTTGCCATTGATGTCGACCGCACGGCTCGTCCCTTGCTTATTCGTCCCGCTCCCGGGGCGCAAGTTATTTGGGACGGGACAACGGATGATTCTGGTGACGGCGTGTTCTATTTTGGCGGCAACTCAAAGACTGCCTATATCACGTTCGACCCTGCCGGAACTGGCGGCTCGTTCTTGATCCAGAATTACGCTCTCGGGCAAACGGGACTGGTTAATACTGCCTATGCAAGCCACATTACCGTCAACGGGTTCAAGGTGAGGACTTGCACGGAAACGTCTGCATCGGGGACGACTCGCTTCTCGGTCTATGTCTCGCACGATGGCGCTCACCGTTCGGACAACCTCACCTTCAACGATTGGGACTCTTACCCCGGCGCGACCTTCAACCATTTTCAAGTCTCTACTTCGTCAACGTATGGTGTGGACGGCGTAACGGTTCGCAACTGGAAGGCGAAAGATGGCACATATGGAGTAGTCCTTCGCGGAGACTCAACGGCGATTGTCATGGACGGCTGGACAATGGATGACGTTACCACGCCATTCGATGACGAGACGGGCGGGGCTATCGCAAGCAACAATACTGCTATCAATTCCGGGCTGGTCAACTGGCTCAGTTACGCGGCGGACGGTGGGGGAAATCACTGGAACTCGCTTGGCGATCACTATGCGCTTGGGAACACCACGAAACTCTATGCTGCTGGCGAAAGCATCGGGCGTATGAACCTACTGCGTATGGGAACTGATGGGAAATGGATGCAAGCAGACAAGGATACTGCCGCAAAAACCACTGGCCTTCTTGGAATTGCACTCGAAGCGAAGGAAAATACGCAACTCATGCTGGTCGCCCTTCCCGGCAGTTGGGTGCGTGATGATTCATGGGGATGGACGGTCGGGGCGACTCTGTATGTCTCGGATGGAGAAATGACAGAAACCGCTCCATCTGCGGCGGATGATTATGTACGTATCGTTGGGTATGCCGTGACCGCCGACATTATCTGGTTTGAGCCAGAACAGATGGTTGTTACCGCAACTGGACGTTCTATCCTTGATGATGCCTCAACTGGAGCTGTCCTGACCACGTTGGGAGCGGCTCCGCTTGCCCCAACAGCAGCGGCTTATACTCCCGCTACTGGCGCTCAAACGGTTGCTCTTGATGTGACAAGCGCCAATATGCACGTTGTCACGGGTCATGCATCCGGCACAGCAATCACCTTCACCGTGACGGGAGCAACCAATAACCAGCCGTTCGTGGTTTCAATCTTGCAGGGCGGCACAACCGTTTCAACGATTGCCGCCTGGTTTGCAACAATCCGGTGGGCGGGCGGAACGGCCCCGATCCTGACGGCAACCTTGAACAAGAGAGACACGTTCGGCTTCATTCGGACTGGCGCGAATACGTATGACGGTTTCGTTATAGGACAAAGCGCATGAGCCTGTTGACAGATCTAAAGGCGTACTACCCAATGCAAGGCAACAGCAACGATGCGACCGCTTATGATGCGGACGGTACCGATACGTCGATGACCTATGGGGACTCATACGGGAAGTGGGGGCAGGGGGGGCTGTTTGATGGGGCGAGCAGTCATATCTTTGTGACCAAGACCTTTACTCTGCCAGCTTTTGCTTTTGCGACAAGGCGGGATTTGAGTCGAGTGTGTCTCTATCTGGTCAATGGTTGGTACGAAAACACTTCGGTCACGCAAGCCTTGGACACTTGGTACATGTATACTATGACCGCAGAGGCCGGACAATCTCATACATATCTATACGTCAATGGAGTCCAAGTGTCGGATTTTGCGAAAGACTTTGGCGTATCAAGAAGCTTCAACATTTGGGGCAAATCGACCAGAGAAACGACAACTGACCGAGACCGATTGATGAATCGAGATTCTGACATTGAGTTTGCTATTGGCTCCAATTCTACCGTCCAACATTGGAAGGGGAATCTGGACGAACTCGGTATTTGGACCCGCGCCCTCACTACAACGGAGGTCGCGCAACTCTACAACGGGGGAGCCGGGTTGCCCTATCCCCTCACGCCATTTGGAGCGTCTTTCTTGCTGAGGATGATATGACTTTCTGGCTCCGTATCCTTGCCTATGTCCTTACCTTCTTTGCGGGTCGGAGCCTCAACGTCTGGCAAGTCTCAACGCATGGGGGTGTGATGCCCTTCTCCTTTCCCTTCGGGGATTGGATACCTGTAGCGAATAGGTGGCTGGCTTCAATCGGTGACGTAATGCAACTATGCGGAATCGTGGCGATTGTGCTTGCCACGCTAGTGCGATATATGGACGAACGCTATGTGAGAGCGGGAGGTCGGGCATGAGCGAAATGGAAACGACGATGAAGGATTTTTGCGAGGATTGCATCGTGCGGAACAAGGTCATGGGCGCACATGGAATTGAGGATCGGCTGGAGCGGATCGAAGAGGAACAGAAGCAACTGGGAATCAAGATAGCGCGCCTGGAGTGGCTAGTCCCTATCGTGACGGCTGCACTGGTAGCGTTAGTCAACTGGGTTCCCAAGATTCTCACGACAGCGGCAGCAGTCCGCTAGGAGGCAACAATGGCAACATACAAGAACGGCAAACTGGTATCAGAGAAGACGAAGGGCCTGACAATCAACGTCTATGTCAAGGACGGCGAGATTGATGAAGTCAAAACCGGAACGCACCTCGGGCAGGGGACGCTCGAGCTGAACGATGACGGCGAGTATGTTGGATTCTCCCACTACCGCCCGAACTCCAAGCTCCCGGTCAGCTTCATTGTGGACGAGCTCGGCACGGCGAAGGATGTCACGGTACAGGCTGAGGGACTGAAAGACATTGACGTGTCATTCGATGCTCTCGCCAAGCTGGACGAACCCGAGAAGGTGGAGGCGCTGACCGATGAAGAGAAGAAAGAACTCGGGCTCATCTCCCTGCTCAAGCTCATTGGCTACATGCTGGAGTCGCATAAGCATGAGCCTCCGACAACGCCGATGGAAGATGCCGCGATCGCCATCCTTCAGCATGAGGACATCCCTGTTCTCAAGAAGGAACCCAACACTGAAGTCAAGCCTGGTCCTCTTGCTGATGTTATGGTCACTCTGTCTGTCGGGGACGAAGACTTCACCGAAGAGTCTCCCAATTTCATCGCCAGCATCTGCAACAGCGATGGTCGCGTCCTCTATCAGTACAACTGGACGGGTGTCAAGCTCTCCGTCCTGGACGAGCCCAACGACTAGGAGCGGGTACATCGTGGCTTCACTCAACAAGAGCATCATCAGAAAGACTGACCTGACGGCGAATGACATCAACAAGTTCCTCGCCGGAACTCCTATGGCGGGGCTTGGAGACGCGTTCATAGCGGCTGAGGCTGAGACAGGGGGCGGGGCAGACTACTGGCTGGCGATCGCCTGTCACGAGAGCGGGAAGGGGACGGGGGGCTATGCCAAAGCCCCCTACTCCAACCTGTTCTCGTGGGGCATCCATGATTCAGGGCCGAGACCCGAGGGGCGGTTCAGCTCGTTTGCAGACTGTATTAAGTCTGTGACTGCCGACCTGACCGCCATTCTGAAGAACCCCGGCAACTACCGCCACGCCATAGCGAAGAAGGCCGGGGCGCTCCCTCAGTCCCTTGCTGGCATCGGCTCATGGTATGCCTCGGACAAGCAATGGGCTGAGAAGGTGGAAGGCTGGCGGCAAGTGTTCATTCAGAGCCTTGACCCCAACCAGCAGGTGATGTTCTGGGCCTCAGACGTGGGGATGTATAACGCGCCCGTCAGACCTGAAGATCCTGTGACACGATTGACACAGGCATACGCACTACGGAAGATACTAGGAGGCAAGGCATGATTGACTGGACTCCCGTAACAAGCGCGATTGTTGCGCTGATTGCCGTGCTGATCAGCACCTTCATCCCCATGGCGATCAAGCTGGCGTTCGAGGCATGGAGCGCGAAACTTGCCAAGGCGAAAACGGTCATCGACCAGAATCAGGAAGTGGTCGATGCGATCGTCATGGTCATCCAGCAGACGCTAGGAGCTTTGGAGAACTCTGCCAAGTATCGCGTTGCCCTCCAGCGTGTCGATGCGGCTCTCCACCTCCCGCCTGAAACTGCCCATGACATGATCGAGCTGGCAGTAGCCACGGCGAAACTCCAGTGGGGCGAATACTGGGACGACCTTGCCACTAAGCCAGAGGTAACACCGTAGTACCCGAGGGGCGGTCAACAAGCCGCCCCTCACCTTTTCACCTGATGGGTCATCCCATAAATGAAGTGAGACCGACAACTCTGAGCGGCAACTTTGTCGGTCTCTTGTGAGAGTGGCACATGCCTCACTAGGGGACATGCGCGATGGAGGTGCAATGTGAGTACACTCCCCACCATCACAGGACATAGCGCCTGTGACAATTCCGACTGTATCATGCGTTTGGCGGTTGTCAAGTATATAGGCAATACACAATCGTTGACAAGCGATTCACCTTTCTACCTCAATGGAGATTGACATTCCATGATGGTCGTCACGTATGAAGTTCTTGGAGACAAGGATTTCAACCGCAAGTTCAAGGAGTGCAAAGTAGACGGTCCCGCCAAACAGTGCAGAGGCTTCACAGTTCTGCCCGCTGAGGATTCCGTTGATTTGCTCGGCCCCCACAAGCTCTGCCAGGTGTATGTCAGGGCGAATCAGGACACGAAGGAACTGCAATCGACCCTTGCCCATGAGACCGTCCACGTTCTCCAATACCTCTGCGATACCGAGAGGTTGGAGGGCGCGGCCTATCTATTGGAGCCTGTCATCCATGAGATCATCCACACAGAGGGCGCATGAGACTTATTGAGATGTCCGACAAGCGCAACGCGGTCTACTTTCTCCCGATTGGCGATGTCCATGCCGGGTCGGGACAGGTGGACTATCAAAAGTTCGAGGGATACCTGGACTGGGCGAGGCGCGAGAAGGCGTACATCTTCCTCATGGGCGACATGTTCGACACTGTGGTCATGGGCGGGGTAAGCAGTCCCTTCGATGCCGCCATGAACCTCAGGGAAGCCAAGAAGTACATGCGGGACAGGCTCATGCCCGTGAAGCACCTCATCATCGGGGGCATCATCGGGAACCACGAAATGCGCCTGATGAGGTACGCGAATGAGGATCTCATGGAGGACCTCTGCGACCAGCTCCAGGTTCCCTACGCCAAGTTCTCAGCCGTCCTCCGGCTGAACATCGGACACTCGCTCCAGAACAAGAATGGCGGGGGCAAGAGTGAAACGAGCAGGATCCACTACACCGTCTTCTGTCATCACACGACCGGGGGAGGGGGGACTCCTGGCGGGAAGTTAAACAGGGTCTACAAGCTGAGTGACATCTTCGAGGGGGCAGACCTGCTGGTCGGCGCTCACTCTCACATGGAAGTTGCCGCGCCCGTGGACAAGTATCGGCTTCATGTGTCAGCATCCGGGAAAGCCACCCTGTCAGCAGACAAGATGTTCATGGTCAACTCGGGATCGTTCGTCAAGTGGGAAGACTCCTATGCAGAAGAGAAGCAACTGGCCCCGACTCATTGTGGCTGTCCAAGAGTGAGACTGGACGGCGTTCGTAAGGACATACATATTTCCGAGTGACGCAGTAGCATGACGCAGTAAGACCAACTCTTCGGAGTTACCGAATAGTTCCCCGCTCGCTACCACTAGGGGCGGTTTTTGTGTGGTGACATTATCGTCATGGCGTGGCGCTAATTGACATGGAAGTCGGAAACTGGTATATAAAGTACCAGTTCAGCACATCCATGTCAACAAACGGCTCCAGAATTGTGCGAGATTGTTAACAAAAGTGTTATCAAACCTGATTATGCTTGTAGCATTATTCCAGTAGAATACGCATAACCGTATTCTTGCCAATTGGTACTATCCGATAATAGCGGCTCTCCCAATTATACCTTCGTGCATTATTTGCACATTGGTCGGACAATCTGCATACTTATCGGCAATTTGTGTGCATGAATGTCAAAATAATTTGAAGGTTGCCCCGCAAAAGTGTGAGATTCGTCACGGATAGCACCGCAAAAATGGGACGAGTCCTGCATCCTCATGTCGAAAACTATACACTTTTGTATATTATCTGACATCGGAATGCAGAACTTGGTCCCGACTTAGGCCAAAGATCGGGGGCCATGCGTGAAAGTGGCCTTTCCGCTTGCATCACCAGCGTTTCGCGGTATACTGAATATGGCAGCTGACGCAGAGTAATTGCCTGCGTGATCCCGGACCTAATCCCCGGCGCTGCCAACAAGTCAAAAGGGA